GGTGTGGTCTACTTATGACTATGGCACGAAGGCTGAAATCGTTGATGAGCGTAGTTGGACTTACTCTGACTTGCCGGATGGAGAGTATACTCTCATTTCAGCAAAGCTGAGATACGTGGAGAAAACTGGCGAATACCAACGCAAGTGGTTTTCTGCACCTACGAAAGCCATCGTAAAAGATGGCTATTGGGATGTTGAGTCTGTGCTGAAAGCAACCGCAGAACTGCTAAAGAAAACTAAGTATCATGGATACTTTGTTGAAAACTTTGCTAAAGCAAATGGCATCTACAAATTTGCTAACGAAGTTAATCTTGGAACTAATAGTGTACTTGAAGTACACATTGGCTCTTAACTATAACCCTTTGTTTAAACTACTCTCTGAACTTAAGTGAAGAGAGTATTTAAACTAAACATGGAGAAAACTATGGAAAATTATACTGACCGAGAGGCTTGGCTCACCGAAGGTGCTGACCAATTAGTCTCACAATTTAGCGATGGCGATGGTCGTTGGAATGACATGCCACCCTACAGGGTGTCTGTTGGATATGCACCTCGTCACCGAGGTGGAAAGGTGCTTGGTGTCTGCATACATGCTGATGCCTCAAGTGATAATCACTTTGAAGTGTTTATCAGTCCGGCGATAGATGATGGCTTTCAAGCATTGGAGATACTTGCACATGAACTTGTTCATGTGGTGGATAGGAATGAGAATGGTCACAAGCGCAGATTTGCTAGCATAGCTAGGAAAATTGGTCTTGAGGGCAAGCTTACATCTACCCATGCCGGTGATGGCTT